CTCCGGTTGCGCCGGTTGTTGCGACTGTAGAGGCCTGTTCTAATCCGCCGGTTGGGCCTGTTGTGACTGTGGTTTGAATTTGGTTAAGACCACCCGTCGTTCCCCTTGTCGTATCAACCTGGGTTTCACCACCAACCGTATCAACCTGGGTTGCTCCACTGACGGTGTCTTGTGTTGTATCCGCAGTGGACGTTCCTGTAACTGTTCCTGTTGTAGAAACATTGCTAACTAGGTCTAATCCGGTTGGGCCGCCAGTTATGGTGGTTGTGTCAACGGTGGGGGTGTATGTATCAAACGTGGTTGGGGTATATGAATCTACAACAGGCTCAAAGCCGCCGCCCCCATCTAGAATCACGTTATTCCGCGTGTTTCGCCGGAATGTTGGCTCTGCCGTTTCAAAAGTAGATGCGTTCGTGCCAAAAGTGGGCACGTTTGTACCCAAATTGGTTACGTTTGTATTAGTGTTTGTTACATTGCCAATATCAACCGGCTGAGTGAAATCCAAGTTCAACCCGGAGAAATTATTAATGTCCGGTATTCTGGACAGCGAAGACGTGTCTATCGGGCTGGTTACGTTAGGCAGGTCAAAGCCAGGCCCCGACAGTTGCATGTCGCCTGTATCTTCAAAATCTGTGAAGTAACGGGGGTTTTGTCGGGAGAAGGCCATGGATTATTTGTGTGGTTTCTATATCCAATAATGCACAAAACAAGGGCTTTTAGCCCTAACTGGTGGGGCCATTAACAATCAAAATGATCGCTTCCGCCCAGTCTCTCCAATCCGAATACGAGTCTGGTCCAGGCAATCCGTAAACAGAAAACGTGCTTAGACTGGTCATTGAATTGGCAAACGCCTGCCAATTATCTTCAGTCACGTAAGGAAGCGGCTCTTCACCAAAATAATGGAGCATGCTCCCGTTCCAATTATCCCAAGTTGTGTCCTCGGCCAGGAACGGGATGTCTTGGATTATTCGGGTCATGGCTACGGACGCTCATCGCCGAATTCTGCTGTAATAAGGATACGACCCATCTCAAAGTTACCGTTGACTACGTTGGAGTTAAATACAATCCTTGACTCCCGGTTCTCAATACGCAGGTCTACTTTGCCGTCGTTTGGGCCAAAGGTAAACACCGGAGACTGCGCCTCCTCTCCCCTTGCAAATTTTCGACCTATAATCTGTAGTGTCATGTCTTCAGTTTGCAGGAAGTCTGGCTCAATACGGCGAAGGTGAATACGGCGGTTTACGCCCTTCGGAGTGTCTTGGGAAGGGTCACCCCCTACCCAACTAATGTCGCAGGTTGTAATCGACGCCGGGATGGCCAGAACGCCATCGTCACTCTGGCTGTTAACCCCGTATTCTTGCTGCCATATTGTGTAGCCGTTTCTGACTGTGTAGACAGGGCTGCCAATTGCGGGAGCCGGATTAAACGCTTGCGTGGCTGTTATCAGTGTTGAGTTGCTAGACAAACTGTACGCCGCAGATTGGACGGTGTAAAACGGATCTTCTGGAATCTGCGAAAACTGAAAATTTGTGCCCGGCGGAAATGTAGACGACACGTTGCCGTTGACATAAAACTGACTAGCTGTCGGGGCGGGCTCTCCAACAGGAGTGGCGATCGTGTTGTACTGAGCGCCGTAGGTTGCAAAGTACTCCCAGCCGCACCAGATTGGGCTGGGGAACACCTCTGTGGTGTATCCACAAGAACGGCGAGCGCCTTCTGCTTCCCCGGCATCGTACCAGAGCTTGTCCTTAACGTTAAACACAATAGCATCGGTACACTCTGTAGCCGTGCCGCGAGGATAAAAGAACCAGATCTCGTTATACCGGGGAACCTTCGTTGCCCATACTTTGGATCGCTGCTCGAAGTTCAGGTTGTCGTAAATCCAGTTTAGGTTTTTGTCGTTTGGCAACACCTGAACCGCACCGTTATACAGATAGAAACGGTCAACACCCATCCAATAATAGATGCCGTCCATCTCCACGATGGCGTTGGGCGACATAATTGAGATCTGGCTAGAAATAATATCGTACTTCCAATACTGGTTTGCATCACCAGTAAACGAAACACGAATCAAACTGTCTGTGGCCCAGAACAAACCTGAAGGAGAGTTTGTACCGCCTCGTACCGGCATGCCTTTTACAATCTTACCCGAAGACATGTTAACTCGGTTTGCTAAGGGGCCGTTCCAATCAGTAAAACTTTGGTCCGCGTAAGTAGAATCAACGTGGTTGTTTGCGATGAACCCGTTTGATCCGTATACAAAAATAAACGGATATAAAACGCACACACCTCCGTCAACTACAATTGGCGCGTACGTTGGGTTGGCGCCTCCGCTGTCTGCAAGGCCGTAGAACTGCCATACGTTTCCAACACCAGGCAAAATGTTTCCTGCGTAAACCTGTGTTGGGATGCCGTTATCAATATTGCCAAGGTTTAAACCTGGGTGAGCAAGAACCTGTAGAGCCCCGCCTTGCGGATTGTACTGCAGGTCAAACTGCCACATGATGTTTGAGTTTGCGGTAAACTCATAGTCAGCAATCCACACAAGCAGCGGAATGCCGGCAGGCATTGATGTCGTTAGTGTGACACGGGTAACAGTTCCGGCCTCTACGGCCAGGATGTTATCCATGGATTCTGTAATCAGGTTGTCGTTGTTTTCTGCTTCTAAGATGTCATTTGTTAGCGCTACGGTCGTAGACGACAATACCGTGTATTGGGGCGCGCCAGGGGTCTGGCTAAATACTAACGTCGTCCCAGGAATAAATACCGTTGTCTGGTCACCATCAACGTCAAAAGTATTGACGCCCCAACCAATCAAAGAAAACTGGGAATATCCTACGTTTAAAACAGACCGATACGGTCCGCTACCCACACCAAGAGTTGTGCCAGTAATAAACGCATCGATGCCGGTTTGATTACCGACAAACATATAGTTCAGACTGTCGTAGGCGTTGATAATCATGCCGCGTGGAATGCCAGCAGGATCTCGGAACATTTGGCGATAGCCGCCCATCTTCTTGGGGACGCCACGCTGGAAGCGCGTCCACTGCCCATCAGTAAACTCGCGGGACTCAAAAACGGTTCCGTCGCGTTTGATACCCGGCTTTACGCCAAGGGTATAAATATGAGAAAGGTTATCGTCAGCCATTACGTAAATGTACCGCCTGCAATTTTACCGGCTTTAAGTTCTCCGGGTGTTGAGACAACAAAACTTCCAGGAGTTGTGCCATCCATCACAAAAATGTCCGTTCCGTTGGATGACACACGCATGTCTCCAGACGAATCTAAGTAAATGCCCGTGTTGGTATCAGAGGTAAATGTAAATGATGGTGAGGCAGCAGATCCGTTGTCTGCGTAATAAACACCTGTAGTAGACTGTGTCAGGATGTACAGGTTTGCGCCATCACTGAGCATGAGTGCCGTTACGCCGTTAGCAAAAGCTAAAGGGGGTTGCGAGCTGCCAGAAACTTGGAAGGTTACGTTATACCCACTCTGCCCTGTGTTGTTATTGATCACGTAGATCTGTGTGATCTCTGGCAACAAAACATTTAAATTGGTTGTTCGACTGCCTGACGTTGCAACGTAAGTTTGAATGGTAGGAGCAAACGTAATGAGATTTAGCGTGTTGCCAGGAATGTTGTCCACGTCGTATACCGCAGACGTGTATGTAACAGAAGACTGACGCGCTAAACCTACGGTAAAGAAGTTACCGTTTATGTCGTCAAATACGACAATTGCGGAGTCAGACGGGAAGAACGTTTCCGTACTGGTGCCATTAATTACGCTGCCACCCGGTGCCGTGACGTTAAGCGCTCCGGTCCCACCATTACGAATCATCACAAACCAGCCTGCACTTAATGTAAGCGGGTTTGGTAGATTGAACGTGCCGGCGCCGCTAGTCCACACGTATGCATACGCCCGTGTGCTTTCGGACAGTGTTGGCGCTACGTTAACAGCAAAAACCTCCGTAGAGGTTTCTAGCTTCCCAAGCAGATTGATAAGGCCGTTACCGACCAGCGCCGCCGCATCAGCAGTAGATGTTCCAACGCCGTATGCAAAGTTGGCATAGACGCCGTCAACGGTTGTGTTACTGGTTAGGTAGAAGTACCGAGCCTCTCCAGCAGGAATGTTTACCGAAGGAGATCCAGACTGAACTTCAACCAGGAAGTCTTCGGCTCCTACGTTACGAAACAGAATGTCGGAACCAACAGATTGCTGATTGCCCGGAGGCAGCGTGATAGTTAGCCCTGGTGCTAACGCGTTGCAATCCATAATACGAGCGGCTGCAACGGTTAGTGCTCCCTCCTGGGTATAATTTGGCCAGGAGAGCTCTTTGTCAGTGCTAAAAGTTAGGGCGTAGTAGCTGACGTCTGTCGGCTGAACTACGTCCCCGGTGAATGGCGAGACGTATGATGTCATTACGGCTCCAGAACGTTCGTATTGCGGTCGATGTTCCGGCTATTGTTTTCGCTCTTCAACGCGTTCATCGCGTTATCGTACATCTGTTTCCAAATTGCCAGCTTGTCTGGGCTCTTCAAATAACCTTGAGCTTGGAGCAGCGTGCCAAAAAGAATAGCCTGCGGGGCTTCCTGGGTAATCAGGTTTTCCTGATTTGTCACATCCAATGGCTGAATTCTACTGTAATAAATAATCTCAACCGGATACGCGGCGTTAGGAACCGGCGCCAACATCCAGTGGTTGTAATCATAATCTGCGTAATACTTTGGCTGCCCTTGACTAGACTCAGCTTGATATTGGGCAACATACTCCTGTGAACGATGGAGAACGGGCTCGCCGTTAATCTTCATTGAGACGGTTTTTCTCCACCGTGCCGGCTTGATTAGCACCGATCCGGGGTTGCCTGTGGTGGTTGTCGTAGTGACAACGTTTAATTCCCACAGGGTCTTAACCTGTGCGGCAATCTCCTGCTCGGCCATGGAGATGAGTCTTGGAATCTGCTGGACGAACGATGTGTCATCCCGCTCAGAGTACCTGATCACGTCCTCGACCAGGCTGTCGTATGTCATTACGTAGGCTGGCATATTATCGAGTGTAGTATGAAATGTTAGGCGTGTAGTAAATTGGAGACTTGTCGCGCTCTTCTGCTGCGGCCATCTCGTACCACATGTTAGCTTGCTGCTCTAAATATTGAATGCGAGCAAGGTCTACATTGGGAAGCTGCATGGCAACCTGGTGCGACAGTTGCTTTTGAATCGCCGCAATCCAGCGGTTAGGAACATAGAGCTCGTTAGTCAGCGTGCCAACGTCCTGAAGCTGTTTCTCAATGATTAACTGAAACACCTGGAAGTCATCGTTTGGGATTGGCCAGAGATACATCTGTGGCGTGATCTGACGATCAAACCAGTACTGTAGTGAGCGCTGACTTTCAAACTGTTTGTTAGGTAGATTCCAGTAATCGTCGCGGTTCAGTCGTGCCAGAGGAATGTCCTGCTGGGTGTACGAGAATGACAGTTGGCGAAGCGAGAACGTGGAGGCTACCGTCTCACGCAGGCGATAATAAACGTGTCCCGGCGTTGGGTCGATCGGAAAGTAATACCATTCGCGATCTCTTAAAGTAATAGACGGCAGGGTTTCACGAGTCGTCCAAGTAATTCCGTCTTCGCTAGTCTCAAATACAAAGTTGTACGTCGAATTGCCGTACGAGTTAAAACCGATCTGGTAGATCCGCATGCCGCCAGTGTACCCAGCACCAAAAAAGTTTTGGAGTGAGGTGGACGTGGCGTAGGTATCCAGGTTCTGATCAAACAGGTTACCCGCGTTAGGATTGGTCGTTGGGATGGCCTGGGAGATTGCGGGCGTGACGATATAGCGCCAGTTAGCCTCGCGTACATCGATCGTGCCCTCCGGCAGCGTGATAACCGTCTGGTCTGTGACGGTACCAATCAGTTTGTTTTCCAACATCCACAGGTTAACCCCTCGATTAGAGAGGTTCTGTAGAATGTAGAAAAGCGCCTGTTTGCCGGCGTCAATGTACTGAGAGGTCTGCTCTTCCGCGGGCTTACCGGCCTCGCGGAAGGCGTACTCAATCAGTTGACCAACATTGATCTTGGTCTGATTTGTGGTGCCTGAATAGGCCATGGCTTACCGCCCTCTGCCAGATGTCCTTTTGGGGGCGCTGGGTTTAACCCGCTCAGGAAGGTTCTTTTTTGCCGGGCCTGCCTTAACAAACTCTTTGCCAACCTTCTTGGGGATGTCCAACGTGCTCTTGCCTGCTGCCGCAGCGTACATGGCCCGCTGCTGGGCCTTCGATTGGATTGGCATTAATATACCGATCCACCGCCCATGTACTGACCAACAGCCTGCAGACCGCGCAGGATGTCCTGCTCAGTGCCCATAGGGGCCGCAGCGCCCATAGGACCGGTCTTAGTGGCCGCACCCATAGGCTGGGATGCCTGAGCCGCTCCAAGGG